GTCTCTCCAAAGGATCGAGACGCTTTTGACAAGGCTTACGACTCTTATGTCCGTGAGCTCAACTTCCATGGCTCCACAGGCCTCGGGACGTTCCGTCACTACTCGACCATCGGTGACGCCCTCGGTTGGAACGGGGAAACCGAAAGCTTCAGCAATGAAGCAAACTACTGCCTCCTCCGCGACGTCGTCTGGCGTAGGCTCACAGAGCTCTACACCGACGAAGACGGAAGCCCAGCGGCTACGTCAGCGCAGAAGGAACAGGCGGCGAAGGCTTTCGCGGATGCAGAGAGCCGCGTCTGGAGGGAACGGGGAAAACCGGACCCAATGAAGATCTTCCTCAAGGGAGAGCCTCACGATATGAAGAAAGTGGAGGAAAATCGTTGGAGGCTAATTTGGTGTCCGTCCCTCGAGGACCAGGTTGTGGACAGATTTTTGTTCCAACCTTGGGTAGACGCTGAGATTGAAGGAGTAGCTACAGCTACATCCAAGTCAGGATGGAATCCTATCCCCGAAGGCTACCGTCAGCTCTTTGCAGCAATGCCAGACGAGCAGAGGTGCCTCGCGGTTGATAAAAGCTCATGGGATTGGACGTGCCCCTGGTGGTGCGTACAAGAGTATGTTGAGGCGAAGTTGGAACAAGTTGCTGATCCTCCGCCGGGTTATGAGCAGGCCGTCCGAACTAGGATTCTGTATGTTATGGGCCCCGGATGCACCGTTGTGTGGCCAGATGGCACTGAGATCCGACAGTTGGGGTATGGTCTTGTTAAATCAGGACTACTAATCACACTGTCGTTGAACTCTGCGTGTCAGAAGTTTCAACATGACGTTGTTGTGCTCGGGGCCTTCCATCTCCCAGCTCTGACTCTCTTGACTATGGGCTCTTTGCTCTGGGCTATGGGTGATGACAGTTTGGTTTACTTGACCGTCTCCCCAATGCCCGAGTTTATAGAAGCCTACTGTCGAGAGTTAGCTACCCTAGGCTGTTTAGTCAAGCATGCCAAGATTTCCCGGGAGTTTGCCGGCTATAGGGTGACTCGGAA